ATCCTAAAGCCCCGAGACTATCAAGCAGAAGCTATTCAATCTATATTCGACTATTACGATGAAGGTAAAAAGGGCAATCCTATTTTAGCTTTACCCACAGGTACAGGTAAATCAATAATAATTGCATTTTTCATTTATTATGTATTGCAAAAATGGAGCAAGCAGAGGTTTTTGGTTTTAACTCATGTTCAAGAACTAATCGAACAAAATGCGTTAAAATTGAAAACTATTTGGCCTATGGCTCCTATGGGGATTAACTCAGCAGGTTTGAAATCACGAGATACTAAACAGTCTGTTATTTTCGGAGGTATTCAATCCCTTGTCAACGATGCTGCAATGCTAGGGTATAGGGATTTAGTTATTATTGACGAAGCTCATTTGGTATCAGATAAAGATGATTCTAGCTATTTGAAATTGATTTCAGATTTAAAAGTCATAAATCCTAGGTTAAAGGTTATAGGGTTATCTGCTACACCATTTAGACTTGGTATGGGTATGCTCACAGAAGGTAAGATTTTTACAGATATTTGCTGCAATATGTGTACACCTGAAAAGTTCAATTGGTTCATTGAAAAAGGACACCTCGCCCCTCTTATTCCCCAACCCACAGCGACAGAGCTTGACGTTTCAAACGTACAATTATCATGTGGGGATTTTAAAAATAAAGAACTACAGACAGCAGTAGATAAAATTGAGATAACGAAAAAGGCAATTTCAGAAGCTCTTACCAAAAGTCAAAACAGAAGATGTGGTATTGTTTTCGCATCCGGTATAGAGCACGCTGAACACATAAGCGACGAGTTAAAACTCAGAGGCGAGACTGCTGAAGTGGTTCACTCAAAAATGAAAAACAAGAAGCTTAGAAAAGAAAGGATAGACGCTCATAAAAATGGATCACTTAAATGGATTGTGAACAACGGTGTTCTTACCACAGGATATGATAATCCTATGGTAGATGTGATAATTGATTTAAGACCAACGATGTCTCCTGGTTTACATATACAAAAACTAGGAAGGGGAACCAGACCTTGTGAAGGTAAAAAGAATTGTTTAGTTTTAGATTTTGCAGGAAACACACCTCGATTAGGCCCTGTTAATGACCCAATAATCCCTAGAAAAAAAGGCAAAGGTACAGGTGACGCTCCTATTAAGCAATGTAAAATTTGTTCAACTTACCACCACCCTAGTGCAAAATTTTGCGTGTGTTGTGGGGCAGAGTTCCCTTTTGAGATAAAAATAAAATCTACTTCAGGTGATTACGAATTAATTAGAGATACTTCTCCAAAATACAAGACATTCGATGTCACCCAAGCGTTCTATACGAAACACACTAAGAAAACACCTAACTCAATAAAAGTTACTTATCTATGTGGGATAAGATCTTTTGACGAGTATGTTTGCCCAGAACATAGCAGTTTTGCAGGAAAACTATCTAGGGATTGGTGGGAACAAAGGAATGGTGAAATTACACCGCCTGAAGATTGTGATGTTTTCATTAAATTAGCACCTCATTTAGTAGTTCCTAAACGAGTAAAAGTTCATATCAATAACACGTACAACAAAAAAATAAAACCAAAGGTAGTAGGTTATGAGTTCTAAAACATTTGTAAAAATTCCAGTTGAGTTTAAATTCAGTTCTGAAGAAGATGAAAATTCTGGTGTAAAAAACCCCTGTATTGAAAAGGGTACGTTCGATGTAAATACAATTGTAGGGATTACTTCTGATAACGGTTCGTCAATACTGAGATTAGAAAATGAAGCATTTGCATCACCTTTACCCTCTAATAAAATAGAAGATGTTTTGCGAAAACTTGGACATCTTATTGTCGAAGTTGAGTACGACCCTTCTTCGGAAGTTAAAAATTTTATAGACGAGCTTTAAAATGAACGATTTACGAAGTGCAGCAAAGTTTGTGGAGTTTTCGCAAAACCACGAAGGGGAGGGTTTTCAATCTCACTTTTCGATAAAGGATAACTTTATGAAAGGTAGTAATGGGATTTTGACAATTGGTTGCAGGTGTGATGTTAATTTTGCAGCATTTCCTGAATCGTTAAAGCTAATAGCAGTTCTGAGCAAATGTGGGAAAGATTTTTCTGTCAAACTCAAAGACAAAAAACGCTTGGAAATTAAAACTGACAAGATTCTGGCTTTTGTTCCATGTCTACCTTCGGAGGAACATTTGTTACAAATAGATCCTGACTTGCCTATTTGTGATGTTGATGATAAATTAAAAACTTCTCTTGGATCAATTGCCCACATTCCTAGAGAAAGCGATGATCGGGAAATGTTCAATGGAGTTTTTATCGATTCAGGTTCGTGTTATGCTACAGATGGAACTGTTATTGCTGAGAGCTATCACGGACTGCATTTACCGAGACTTCTCATACCAAAAAAAGTAGCAATGCTTATAGCTAAAACAAACAAACCATTGACAAAGCTTGGTTTTTCAGATTCATCTGCAACGTTTTATTTTGAGGATGATAGTTATATCCAAACCCAAATGTTAATTGACGATTTTATAGATATTAAAGATAAGCTAACTTGTAACATGGATCCTGAAAATGTTCCTGATAATTTCTTCAATGCTATAAATGCAGTTTTACCGTTCTCTTCAGGTTGGTTGTATATGACCGAATCTTACATAGGAACTTCTAAACCTGAAGATGAAGAAGGTATGTCTTATTCGATAAACGGCCCAGTAGGTTTGATTAAATTTTCAGGCAAATCAATGAAACTTGTAGAAAAAATTACTCAGAAGGTTGCTTTTGGGCCAAATTCGATGTATACGTTTTTTGAAAACGGTTCTATTAAAATTAGAAGTAGAATTATGTACAGGAGGCTTTAGTGAACTTCTTTTCTAACGCTAAAATAAACAATCAAATTCATAAAACTTCGGCCAGAAAAGGCAAGGTTTATACAGAACCTTTGTTTGAACCTCTTGAAGTTAATTTCTTTACAGATTCTGAGCTACTGGGATGCACCAGAAGTCGTTTGGTTTGCGATGTGGAGGTTTACCCAGATTACTTTTTAATAGCCTTCAAATCGCTCGAAAATCGAAAATGTTTATCTTTCAATATGTATGAGGGAATTGCTTTAGATAAACCAAAGCTGAGATTCGTTCTTCAGAATTTTCAAATTGTAACTTTTAATGGTAACAAGTTTGATATTCCTTTAATTTTTATGGCATTAAATACAGAAGCGTCTACTTTAGAGTTGCAAAATGGGTGCGATTTTTTAATAGAAGGTGCTCAGCCTAAAGAGTTGTGTAAGCAGTATAATTTTTCAATAGACAAAGTAAATCATATAGATATTATTGAAGTTGCGCCTTTGTCGGCTTCTCTAAAGGCTTATAGTGGTCGTATGCACGAACCTCGTATGCAAGATCTTCCATTTGATCCAGGAATTGTTCTCGGTACTATAGAAAAAATGAAACAGGTGGAAAATTATTGCTATAACGATCTGAACTGTACAATTAGTCTTTTTGAAGAGTTGGAAGAACATATAGAGATACGCAAGAAAATGAGTTTAGAATATCAAATTGATCTAAGATCAAAATCAGATGCTCAGATTGCAGAGTATGTTATAGCGAGTGAAATTAAGAAAATGACAGGGGATGTTCCTAAGCGACCTGAGATACCAGAGGGAACTGGTTTTAAATATAAACTTCCTAATTTTATACGTTTTGATTCTATTGAGTTACAAAAGGCTCTTTCTGTAATCGAAGATTCTTTTTTCAAAATAGACGGTAGTGGAAAACCTGTCATGCCTGAAAAACTAGGTAATTTGAAATTGAAGATTGGGAGCACTTTGTATACACTTGGTATGGGTGGATTGCATAGTAATGAAAAGAAGGTTTCGCATTACGCTGACGATGAAACAATGCTCGTTGACATAGATGTAGAAAGCTATTACCCTAGAATAATTCTGAATTTAGGTTTATTCCCACAACACATAGGAGAAAAATTCCTTCTTATTTACGGAAAGATTGTAGAGAGAAGAGTTGCTGCGAAAAAGTCATTAAATAAACTTGTCGCAAATATGTTGAAAATTGTTATCAACGGAAGCTTTGGTAAGTTGGGTTCGAGATGGTCGAAACTCTATGCTCCCGATTTAATGCTTCAAGTAACCCTGACCGGTCAGCTTTGTCTACTAATGTTAATTGAAAGACTAGAAATGTCTGGAATAAGTGTCGTCTCTGGTAACACAGACGGTATAGTTGTCAAGACCTCTAGTAAAAACAAAGCCTTTGTAGAAGATAGTGTTAAAATGTGGGAACGTCATACTGGTTTTAAAATGGAATACACTTTTTACAAAAGTACTCATTCGAGAGACGTAAATAATTATATAGCAGTCGGTATTGAAGGAGGGGTTAAGGCAAAGGGTATTTATAGCGAATTTGGTTCTGCTTTAGGATCGAGATTGTCTAAAAATCCAGAAACTCTAATATGCTCGGACGCTGTGAAAGAGCTACTTTCAAAAGGTACTTCTATAGAAGAAACGGTCAAATCTTGTCGAGATTTTAAACGTTTTGTTTCAGTTAGGACGGTTAAGGGAGGGGCTGTTAAAGACGATGTTTATCTAGGTAAAGCTATAAGATGGTATTACAAAAAAGATGAGTATGGAACCATAAACATTAAGAAGTCAGGAAACAAAGTACCTAAATCGAACGGAGCTTGGCCTGTTATGGATTTGCCTTCAGAATTTCCCACAGATATAGATTACGATTGGTATATCAACGAAGCTAACGATATGTTAGTTGATATAGGCGTTGTTAATGAGAGTATAGAAAGTCTATTTTAGACTTTCTAGCTAACCTCTTTTGCTTCTACAATCTTTCCCTCATTATCACTGAGAGACTCACGTTGTATAGCTATGCCATTGTTGAAAATTCCATATATCTTTAATGTAGAAAGATTTTGCATACCTACAGAG